ATTTGATGTACGTAGCCCGGTGGGATCTCTGGCTTCTCAATCCGACTAATCGGACATTTGAACTCTACCAACCGGCCATAGCGCCTTGTATCGGTTGGATCGTCGGGAACGATCAGTCCATCTGGCGATGCGCCCAGAAACCCATGGATCGGATGCTGGACACACGAGACATCCGTGATGTTACACTTGGTCCGATCCTCATAGATCTTCTTTGCCACAGGCTCAAAGCGAGTTCCCCAGAGCAGCGCAGGAATGCCGGGCCCGTCGCCCGGTGGCCGTGGTTCTAGTTTCCTCATCATAACTTCACGACGGGCAGAGTCACTTCCGAAGACTCCATAGACCTCGGAGGCGGTGACCATTTCGCCTCGCTTCGCATGCCATCCGTCTGTTCGCTGATCATTGGCACCGTACATTCGGAGGACTCGTTCATAGCAACGGTCTCGTTGCCACAGTCGTCCAACCTCTTCGAGCATGAGGGTGTAGAGCACGCGGTGTACCTCTCGTCGGATGACCCCGTAGGGGAGGTCGGGAGTAAGGGTACGGCAGTAAAGACAGAACTGCTTGATTCGGTTGTTGAGTTTAGTGTACGGACGATTGTCAAGAAGCCATTCTGTAAGACGTTCCTCCATTGCCCTTGTGGAGTCGTTGCGTGCGAAAGTTCGTTTTCAGGAGGTGGGTATGTAGGCAGAGCCCAGTCACCCTTTCCGTATTCCGGAAGAGAGGTTCCTTCTAGGATCTTGCACTCCTCCACCATCGCCTCCTTCATCTTGAGAACGGTTCCCGTCAGTTCACTGGTAAAAGGCGCAATGTCTTCAATGGACGCACCAAAGTCGGATAGATAGAGACCTGAAGGCTGCATTTCTTCTTCTTATGAAAACAACAACGAACCCATTTTCAATGAGTGAACGCAAACCTACCATGGAGATTCAAAGCAAGGAACAACTCGTTCTTCACAGGCTGTCAACTTTCTACAACGACACCGTTACATTAAACCGGATTAAGCAGATCATCACCGGAGACTCCAAGGTCAGCCTACGTCTGATTGATTGGCTCGTCACCAACTATGCGAAGAAGCACAATATTTCCTACATGACCAAGTCGGGCCGCCACGTGATTGTCTACCTAGCCTACAAGTCTCATCTCAAGGCGTATAGCAAAAAGATGTTTGATCCTTTCTGCCGATGGAAGCGTATTCAGTTTATGGAGATGAACACGACCGTTGGACAACTGAGTTTCTTTGAGTGGGCTCTCCAGGATGACGTGCTGGATTACCTAGAGGCAAACTTTGATGACATCCAGAAGGACATGGACGAGTGTTCCACCGTTATTCAGACAGCCGATGGAGTCCGGAAGAAGCGCCACGAACTCTCGCGATCCGCAACCAAGACCGTATGCCGTCACGATGTGCGCGTTTCGGTCTCGTTCTCATAACCTCACAGAACAGTAATGCTTTCAAAACTCAAGCCTGGATTCGTCTACAAGGACACTGGATCCGGCATCACCGAGAATGACCTAGATGTGGTGGCAGACACCTGGGACATGGACGGACGCGAAGTCTACCGAGGAACACGCGATCCCCGATATACGCACGCAAGTGTACATTGGTTGTATGATGACAATCTGGAGCGAGTTGGATGTGTAGAGCACAGTCTCACGGACCATGCGGTCTTTCACATTCTATGGTTTCACGACAATGACTTTGCAACCTTCTTCCAGGAAGAGGGTTGGGAAGAGACGAATGATTTGTGGTCCTACCTACCCCGGCATGTGTTTGATCGCTTCGTGAATGAGCAGTGGTCTACGCCCCGGAAGATTCTGGAGCAGTGCCTGAATGGCCCCGTTCGTATTGTCACGGTGGACATGCTCGCAGAGATGCCGAGGGTCCATACGTGTCGGGAATGTGGACGCAAGTCATTGGAACCCAAGCGAGGATGTGTGAGTACCCCATCGCGTCTGGACTTTCCTCAAAAAGAAAAAGTGTTTTTTGTTGACGAGGATCTCGTCGTTTTTTCTTGTTCTAGTTTGTCTCGTGTTTGGTCACTGCTTACACCGCCGCGGCAACACGACGGCGGTTCTTCGCAGGAGCGGGAGCCGGAGCTGGAGCCGTTGGAGTCTCCACAAAGGGAACCGACACCTCCTCCTCCTCAGGCGTCTCCTCCTCCCGATCATAGTCCGTCGTTGCTGCTGCTGCAGGTGCCGACCTGAGCTCCTGCTCAATCTCATCCGCGAAGATCTGAGCCGCCGTCGTCCGCTGAGGAGGAGCGACGCGAGCGTAACTCACACGCCACGTCACACCCCAACCCTGACCCGACACGTAGATGCCCGGGCTGACCACGATGCTCGCCTCCACGCGCTTGGGGAAGACGTTCGCGATGTTCTGAGGATCCACTGCGACAGCCTTGCCAGCGCTGTCCGTGACATCCATCGCAACACGACCATCGTAGACTGGGATCTTCATGCGGAGAGAAGGAGGATACTTGCCAGACGGAACCCACTCGCCACCGACCTTCTCAACGCTGGGACTGATGAACTGCTTCATCGTGTCCTCCAGAACGGATCGGCTACGCGACTTGCCGAACCACTTGACACTGCTCGTCTCGGCCGTGTCCAGCAACTTACTCTGAAGATCCTGGAGGAAGTTGTAGAGAGTCCCCATGGAACCGGCATCTAGATCAGCCTTGTCCTTGGCATACGGGTCGCACCCCTTGAGGGTCAGACTCAGTGTATAGTTCGTTCCGTTCTCGGACTCACGAACATTCACACCCATCGGATACATTGCCTTCTCAAGTCGGATCTGAAGAGACTGACCATTGTACTTGATAGGAACCGACTTGCCGCCCGCCTTGTTTAGACGGATATCGCCGAACGAGATCTTGCTGATGTCCAGGTTAGAGGAAGAGATAATTGCATTGGTGGCCATATTGAACGATTGTGGGATTGTACTATCCATCGTCTGGCGGACCGTGAATCCGTTTTGACAGCATGATTACAGTTTTCAAGGGTCACTACAAGACAATAGAATGCAATGTGCGGCGGTGAAGAGGAAGGGGTCAACAGAACCCTGTAGTGCAAAAGCAATGAGATCCCATACCCTGTGTGGACGGCATGCTAGAATGCGAGCACCTACACTATGGGTCGCTGCAAACACGACGCGAGGCAACAGTCTCCTCAAACTCCAGTCCTATGTGCGAGGATGGATTGTGCGCAAACGATTGACTCTTGCTGGACCCGGGGTCTTGTGCCGAAAGAATCTTGTCAACGACGAAGAGTTGGTAAGTGGCACCGAGAAGGAAAGACAGCATCCAATGGAGTACTTTGCCTTTGAAGAGAATGGCAAGATCTGGTGGTTCTCGGTTTCGTCCATTTGGAGATGGTCAACTCAGTCCCTACAAACAACCAATCCCTATACGAAGGAACCTCTATCAACAGACACCCGAAAGAGACTTCGGGCACTATGGGCCTTTCAGCACAGACATCGCGAGACCCTGCCCGAGGAGGATCCTGTCTTTGAACAACGACTCCGGGCACGACTCAACACTCTATGTCAGACCGCAGCAGACAACGGCTTCACCGATCTACATCCCGAGACGTTCATAGAGTTCCGAAAGGCGGAATACATGACAGCCTTCCGTTTGATTGCTCGCGACATTGAGACGGTGTTCTCTGTCAACGATCCATTTCGCGACAAGGCATTGCGTTTGTGTGAACGAGTTCAGTATGTGAACAGGAACTTGCCATCCGACTTGTTCGTTCTGTATGCTGTCTTCACCCTCAAATGGCTCTTGTCTCTTCACAAGGATCCCTACATCATGATGTTCTCTATTCTATCGGCACTCTATCGGTGCTGAAAATGGATTGATTCTCGCCAGGCAAACGAGACCTTCCCCAAAATGAACATCTTCTTCCTAAACTCAAATCCCCGCAAAGCCGCTGAACATCATTGCGACAAGCATGTCGTAAAGATGATCATTGAAACTGCACAGTTGTTATACTCGGCTCATTGGATGGTGAATCCGGAGGGTCTTCCTCCGGATGCCTACAAGAAGACGCATGTGAATCACCCATCGGCGATGTGGGTTCGTGAGAGTGTTGACAACTACAAATGGTTGTGTGATCTTGGTGTCGCCCTGTGTGAAGAGTATACGTTTCGGTCTGG